AGATGCAGTAAAAAACCAAAAAGAATTCATACAAAACAAAATCATAGCACCATCAGTCGCTAACCAAAATCTCATAAAAACTCTGACAGCGCAACTGTCAGGTATTACAGAACAAGATCCTATTTTTGATCTAGAGTTTGGACCTCCTATTTCTTCTAGAGGAAAATTTGTTCTGTCCAACGACGGTCTATACTACAATTCAAGAGAGGGAGAAGTTCCAGACATATATCCCTACCCCACGTCTTCTGATATGTGGACTCTTCAGTTTGATTCAAATAGAGGAGGGCGAGGTCTTTCGTTTACAGAAGAGGATTCTTCTACTGTTGTAGGAACTATATTTGATCTTCAAACAAATCTAAACACGGAACAAAATCAGAGAGTAAAGAATTTCTATGAATTTGATGATGTTTTACAGCAGTTTGAAGACGATAGAGCATCACATCTTACTGAGGTTTCTGGGTACATAGCTGAGCTTACAAAAAATGGATATGACGCATCCGATGCAATTGTACAAACATACACCGCACAGGTTGGTGCAACTGCTTCCATTTATGATAAAAAAATAAGAAAAAGAAAACGACAACTAGAAATAGCAGCCATTTATGGTCGTGATAGATTTTTTGTTACTGGCAAAAACCACGTTTTAGGGGAAGGGTTATTCTTTGAGTACACCCCTCCCGTAGGAAAGGCTGCCGAATACAAACTAAAATACGAACAGCTAACAGACTCGCAAAAGAGGCGTATTGTAAATCTAGACGGAGGTAAGAAAGTAGCTTTTAATACAGAAACAGGAGAAGTAGCCAACGAACCGAACATAAAAAACATTATTGCTGTTGAAGGTATTTGGAACCAGATTCCTAGAATACCTATCAATGATTTCTCTTACTTAAGAGAATCTGATGTTCCTTTTGTAGCACAGAAAAAACTTACTCTTTTCTCTGAAGACCTTGATACCGTTGTTGCGCCGCACCAACCAAGGTACGTAGTCGCCCCAAATAAACCAGAAAACACTATTACGTCACTAGAAGTAGAACCTATTGGTTTTGGTGACTGGGTACACCGAGAAACCTCCGGCTCTCTAAGTGCGACTCAACCGCTAGTAAAATCTCTAACTACAGATATCGTGGCAGATGATCTACTCATCTGCTATAACTTCTTAGATCCAGAAGCGGTTACCGAACCATCAGGAACGTTGTTTGCTCTAAACAATGCAGCTGAAGGTTCGCCCCGTTTTGATGCTAAGTTAGTCGGCTATAACAAATCCTTCGTTTTCCCGTCCGGCGTCGGCATTCCATTCTTTGGAGGAACTATATTTGACGAAAGATCAAAATTTGATGTTTCTTGGGATAACGTAAAAGGTTCTTATGCAAGACTCCCCAATACAACAAAAGAATACCAAACTTATAACACATACTATAGAGGTTTACAGGATTTAGAAAATCTGTTCTATACTTCGAATGGTGCAGCGATAGATTTCTGGTCATACGTTCCAAATATACACTCGGACATGACTGATCATCACAGATACAGACTTGTATTTGCGAATGAAAATAGTGGACCAGTAACAACAGATTTTGTGAACGCAAATCCGTTTGTCGAAGGCAAAACAAATCTAAGAAGAACTCTAGGTATGATCGTTGGTTGGAGAGATAGTGGATCTCCAGAAAACACAACAGGATATAGTTCTAGTGGGTTAGAGTTTATCATAGCCCCAACAATAGGACAAAACCAAAGAACCTCAAACCAAACCAATAGCAACTGGGGACACAGCATTTGTATTGCTGAAAAATGGAACAATGTCGCAACTGACGCAGCACCTGTCCCACAGAATGTAACTCAAATGGGGGTATACATTCCAAGTGGGTATTCAACAATAGATGGGTCTGGTATAGCAGATGCTTCGGGACAGTTCGTACATTTCAACATATCCTTTGATAAAAACAAGGATCAAGTTAGAGTATGTTTAGATGGTCAATTATTAGCGACATCTTCTTATACTGAAACTTTTGGAGGACTCACACTACCTACTACGGTTTATATGGATAGACCGGAAAAGGAAGCCGTTCCAACTTTCAACGACCCCGCAACAGAATCTTTCTTAGGAGTAAACATTTACGATGAAAGACTTACTCCTGAGAGAGTAGCGTTCCCTGTCCTAACCCCGTGGATTATTGGCGGCGGTTACTCCGACAACATTCCAAAGATATACGGAACCGCCTTTAGACCTCAAGGCTTCCTAGGAAGCAATACTAATCACGTACACCAGGAAACTTTACCTGGACAGGCACTCGTTACAACAACTATAGGAACTTCTGAATTCATTAAAGGACAGCATAGCCCTCCCCTTTCTGGAAGCAGAGGAGGATCAGACGTCGATAGAAGATCTGTGCCTAGAAGTGGTTTAGATGGTTTCGTTGGAAGTTTTAAGATCTACACAAAACCACTAACTATAGAAGAGGCAAAAATAAATTACGAATCTCAAAAAGGATTCTTCAAAAATATCTTATTGAGTAGCTAACATGAATACTTTTGATCTGGAATACCTGAACGTCCAAAGAAAAAGAAATATTCTTGGACTCGCGTTTCCCATGAGATTGGATGGTGTAGGGGGGTATCTTACCCAGAACGAATCTCTAGGGGCTTTACGGGATAATGTGATTCAGCTCATCATGACATCGCGAGGTTCTCGTGTCATGCGTCCAGATTATGGTACTGATTTACGAAACTCTGTGTTTGAACAGTTTGATTCAAACCTAGAAAATATTCTTAGAACACAAATAATACAAGCTATTGAAAAATACGAACCAAGAGTTATTGTAAAAAGCCTAAATCTTATATCCGATACTGAAAACGGTAAACTAATAATTAAACTATTCATCACATCAAAGGATGATCTTCTCAATGGAGAATCAGTGGAGCTTATAGTATGACACAACAAAATTACTCAAGGTACTTTAGAGGTCTGTACAATGTATCAGGCTTTGATGGCACAATTGAATCTGATTTTCTAAAACTGGGAAACGTTCCTGATGATAGAAAACCAGATCTTATTGATTATAATCTAAAAGGTTTTGACGATTATAGAATTGCGCTACAAAACTACCTAAAGGCTGTATACCCTACTGATTATAACAACTTTGCCTCCTCTGACTTAGGACAGATGCTATTAGAAATGTTTGCTTACATGGCTTCTGTTCTTACTCTGCGGGCTGATATGACTGCCAATGAAATGTATATTGATACCGTGAAGGATGCCAACAACTTAAAAAGGCTGTTGAAACTTATCGGGGTATCAATGAAAGGTCCAACAGCTTCTAAAGCAACAGGACGCCTCACACTTCCAGATGATGTCACGCCAGCTACTGTAACAATATCAAGTGCCGCAAGAACCATAAACGTTACAAACCAAAGAAGTAGCTTACCTCTAACATACACTATAAACAAACAACAGGCTAACGGAACTCTAGATCTTTTCAATACAGATCTAACTATCGATTCAAGTGATTTTACTGATAACTATGTAGATCTAATTCTTCTTGAAGGATCCTTACAATCACAAACCGGATCTTTTAGAGGTGATGTTTCCAGACAAACAATCGAACTAACAAACGGTCCTGTTATTGAGGGAAGTATTGGCGTATCATCTACAGAGAATGGTGGAACACAATACAATGAAATATCAAATCTTTTCGTAGCCTCTGGTGGAAGCCAACCAGTATTCGAAAAAGAGTATGTAGATAATTTTGGAACCATTCTAAAGTTTGGGGATGGCGTAAGAGGAAGACTCCCTACTCCCGGAGCTTCCTATGTCGTTACCTACAGAAGAGGATCTGGGTCGAACGGAAATGTATCTAGAGGTGTCATCAATCAAAATGTTATTGTAACAAATGGTACTGTTCCTGTAACAGCCAAAATAGAAAACATCACAAAAGCAACTGGTGGCGCACCAGCAGAGACTGTTGATCACGCTAAGAGATACGCCCCATACTTCTTCCGAACACAATACAGAGCAGTTACAGGAGAAGATTATAATACTCTCGCAAATAGTTTTGTTGGATCAACCGGAACTACCGCGAAAGCTATGGCATCTTTGAGAAAAAACGGAGCTGCTGCTAATGTCATAGATTTGTTTGTTCTCAGTAAAGCCTCTGACACTCAGCTAGAAAGAGCTTCGGTAGCTATGAAAAAAGAGCTTCTCGATTATTTTTCTAACTACAAAATGCTAACAGATGATATTGTAATTTCAGATGGTGTTGTTCGAACAGTAGATTTAGTATGTACTTTATCCATTGATAGATCTAACCAAAGATTCGAGGATAACATCAAGCAAAAAGCTGCTGGAGCCTTGGCTGAATATTTCAATGTCGATAACAGATCTTTTGGACAAAAACTTTCTTTAGCTGATTTACAAAACTTCATGTTAAAAGTTCCTGAAATAAGGTTCTTTGTGGTAGACAATATAGAAAAAGATGTTTATGTCAATTTCAATGAAATAGTTCAACTGAACAATTTTGAATTCGTAGTAGAGTTTGTATAATGGCATCTGATACTGGACCAAAACAAGCACATGTAAAAGCTAATTACATTGAGATAATTAAGCGTATAGTACCGGAGTTCTATGACGAAACAGAGTACCGTCTGTTTGGTGAGGAAGAAGATCTACAGTACAATGTATTAGCTAAAATTCTATATGTAGCAAAGAACGCATCTTCTCTGATCTCTGCCCCAAACAAAGTAGACTACTCTACATTCAGCTCAAATCAAGCCTTCATACCTTATTTCGTACCATTCAACAAAAAATCTGAATGCAGCCCACGAGACTTCGAAAATAATGTATTAGTTCCACTAGGAAAGGGATTCAAGGATTTCAAAAATGTATCTGAGTTCAGTTCATTCATAATAACATCTGCTTTACCAAAGTTTGCTCTGAACAATGTAGCTACATCATTTGCTCAATCATATTCTGCTACAACAAACACAGAAGCCAACACTGTCGCAAAAGTTCAAGATGAACTTCTTAGTAAACTAGGCTGGGTATACTTGCTGAACACCAGCGGAGAAATAAACAGTGCTGCGAGTATATGCCCAAGCTCTGTTCTAGCAAGCTCTTTGAACGAGGAGTTATTCTACGGAAAAACGCTGAAGACTTCTGACGGAGTTAGAATGCTCTTCAAATGGCTTGGGTTGAATATTCAAGGAGGACAAGCTCCTTGGAATGATGTAGCCAAAACGCTTCTACCATCACCATTCTCTTCACCATCCTCCACATTCTCAGACAACTACTGGGCTTCTGGAGGACAGTTAGTAAGCTCATTAGATACGCTAATCAATGTTTGGGTGAATGAAGAAGACCCTAACTCTACTTATTTCCGGGACATTGTAAATGCTTCTCTTCTAGGACTCAATGTTCAAAGAATGGAGAACAAGGGTCCGATGGGTAAAATGCTAAAAGCTATTGCTTATGCATTTTATGATGTAAAGAATACAGTAAGAGATATTCAATTTCTTCTTGATATAGAAGAGTGCCCAGAGGAATTCCTTCAGTATCTTGGAAGATACTTAGGGTGGACTTTCTTTAGTGATGATCCAGATAAGTGGAGAGAGCAGCTAAAACAAGCTATTTACCTGTACAAAGCTAAAGGAACCAGACAGGCTCTCAATAGCGCGGTAAATATGATCATACCGTCTTCCATTTATTCTCCTCTGAATGGTGTTAGCGGTCTTCAAGAGCTTTGGGAATCTTATTTCCCAAACCTAATTTACTACGTTATAAAAACAGAAACTGATTTTGGAAAATCCCCTCTTGGTATATTCGAAATAGCAAAAGGTTGGAATTCTTGTCTAGAAGCATCTGGGTTTGATTTCAAACTAACCAATTTTGATAGGAATAACCCAGATAATAATGCAAGGTTTTTAGTAGACTACATACTGCTTTACCTAGACAGAAAACATAATTTCCTTAACATAGGAAGACAGAATTACAAAGACAGTTTCTTTCTACAATCTCAGGTAAGCGCAAATTCCCAAACCCCCTCATACTTTCACAGAGGAAAAAATATACCTATACCTCCGTGGGAAGAACACAGGTTCTATCAAAACTGCCTTTTTACCGATAATATCATAAAAGATTTTTCTAGTCTTTTGGCAAGACCGCTGGACAGCTTAGGTCTTGGTTTAGAAACATCAACGGCTCACACAATAGCTCAATACATTTCTGATTCAGTAGGCATAAAGGGTGAAGTAGGTTTGAATGAAGTTGGATATGGTTCCAACCAAACATTCAAGTTCATGACCTCTTCTTTACAACTTCCTTATAACTACGGAAAAATAATCAGGGAAGGTAATATTGAGGGAATGTCTGTATTTGATTTCTGGAACTCAAAATCATCTGAAGTTCACACTAAACTTGACGCCGATCAAATAGAGTTCTCTGCAAATAATTATGTAAATGTTGCTGAAACAAAACTGGGAAAAAAAGCAATCCCAGTTATTGTAGACATTTTTAGGCAGTTCGCACCGTTCCACGTACTGAACAAGATTTTTGTAGGAAAAGACTTCTTTGAAGACTACTACCCCAATAGTTCGTCAATTGATATCGAGGTAATAAACACGATCCAAACAGATATGGATCAGCTGAATAGCTCCTATTCATATGACGGATTTCCTTTGTTCAGCGGAACAGGGGATTTTGTAGGAATAGGTCCAAGCATATACAACCCAAAACAAGGAAGATTCATTCCTTCCGCTACGGTACACACTACAGATTTTCAGGTATGCGCCTGGAACGGAGCTACAGAAACAGATGACGGTCAATCTGTAAGTGCGGTAAAGTATAATCAAAAATCATACAGAACCGCCGGAAGAAGAAGAAATCTGAAATATAAATTTACGGGATGGTCAAACACCAGAAGAGGACTCAATCAGCCCACACCTACTGATTTCTTCTCTGCATCATCAACCAACCCTACAAGAGGGCTACACGTATCCGGCTTCTTCCCCAAAGGATTCAATTTCTCAGCACAAGCCTACACAGATACCAGCGGACAGTTCTCTGGAGTTTATAGCCAATACAACACATCATCAACTTCTTATTTTGGATACGAAGCATCGTCGCACTTCCCAGTAAGAAATATAACAGATGTAGAACCAAACGCATCTAGCTTCAACTCTCTTCGTGACGTATTCGGTTCACAAATACTTCGTGCGTTAACAGAAATCTTTATTAGAAGAGGAAGGTATGATGATAGGTGGTTGAGATTTACTAATGAAGGCTATAAGAATTTCAAGTTTGGAACTGGTGTTATAAAGCTGTACAATGAGTATAACACAAAATTCAAAAGACAACTAAGAAACACGGTTCTACCGAATACCAAAACTAAATTTACCAGGTATGCCGGAGGATTTAACATACTATCACATGTGTTTGGACCAGGCTTCTTGAACAACGATTTTACCATAGCTGGAAACATAGTATTTGAAACATCTTCCGCACCATTCAAAAACTCTACAAACACTATTTCAAATTCTTATCCTAGTTGGAGTTCTGTCGTAGCCACAAGAGCCGTTTTAGAAAAAAACACATTTGCTTCTACTGACGGAAGCAGACGAGACCTAGAATCAGGAATTCTACAAGGACGGGCATTCGGAACTTACGAACATCCTTTGGATACATTCGAACGTCCTAATATTCTAGAATTCTCTAACGATACTCTCTTATCGGGCGTGTCATTTACTGCTCCAAACGTAAACTCTATCGCAGTATGGAACTACCCAGGCAGTCAATACAATGTAGATCTTTATGCTTCAAGCGGAATTACTTTAATTCAAAGAAGTTCTACTGAAGATCCAAAACAAGCAATCAGAGTACGATTCCCGTTTGATGGAAACAAGAACCTAGCATACAATGGCGATTTCAGGTTCGCGCCTATCGACGATACACGGAACGATCCAGTCACATCTGCTATAGCAGGATGGAAATTTACTTCGTACGATAGGACTCCTGAAATATAC